AAGGCTCTTGAGATGGATGTGAAGATCAGCCAGGCAGTCGGGGCAAGGAGAAACTTTCTACATAAGGAATTGGCCCTATTCAAGCACGCCCCCGTAGATCACCTGACAAGAGCCATCATCTGCTGGCCGATGCAGAGGATGATTGAGAAGGAATTGAACCAGTTGAGGAAAGACCTGCTTTTCAGAGAGCATCCGCCAAAGGGGCAAATTACCCCCGAGATGATCGAACGTGCCTCACAGTTCCCTATCCATAAGCTTATCGAATTTGACGCCAGGGGGATGGCGTTGTGCTTCAATCATGAGGAAAAGACGGGGAGCCTGCACCTCAACAAGAAGACAAACACCTGCCATTGCTTCGGCCAGTGCGGCGAGACATGGAACCCCCTGCACGTTTTGAAACTAAGGGATAATTTATCTTTCCCAGATGCCGTGAGGAAACTATGCGTAAAGTGATCTGCTCGACAACGGGCGAAGTGTTCACCAGTTATGTGGAATATCTGAGGTCGGAACATTGGAATATTATCAAGACAATGTACCGAGATTCGCCTCTTTGTAAAAACGAATGTTATGTGTGCAAGGCTACTGCCAGCTATTTCACTCAGATGGATATCCATCATCGTTCATATCTCAATATCGGCAATGAATCACCTTCTGACCTTGTCGAATTGTGTCACCCTTGCCATGAGAAAGTCCATATTATCGCCAAAGATAAAACAATCAAGATGGCAGATATTTGTTTTGCTGTTGAATATTTGAAGCATAAATGGAAGTCGGAGAATAAGAAAAAGTCAAAAAGCAGTAAACCTGTAAAGTTATTACGGGTCGTTTAAAATTGCGCAGTGAGGAAATCATGCCAGAGGTAAAGACATTCTTTAAAGAGCCTCCCCGGTGGGACAGCAAACAGTATCGGGACTGGGTGTCTACCTTCCCAAGCTGCTTTTCAAAAGGATGGTTCTTACCTTCCAACCGGGGGAGCCTCGGGCTTTCCGATCCCCACCATGAAGCAGAGCCTGGCGAAAAGGGGATGAGCACAAAGCCGGGTGATGAGCATTGCGTGCCACTGGACAGGCGCACCCACTCCGTGATGGAGTCACCGGGACATAGCAGGGATGAAATATGGAAGGAACATGAGCAAGGGCCACATTTCGTCAAGGAACTTCTTTGGGAACTCTGGAAACGGGAAACAGGGGAGTATCCAGGGGAAGCAGAGAAATGGATTTTATTGTGGAGAACATAACCCCCTGACGCGGTGAGGGGAGTAAACTGAAAGGAGAACGGGAAAATGGAAGAGAAAGCTAATGTTGAACAGTGGGCTGTTGTTGAATTGTTCGGACATCAGAAGGTGGCCGGGCTGTTGACCGAAGCAACTATCGGCGGGTGCTCATTTTGATTGAAACTTTCAATGGGGAATATGCGAGAGGATCGGAATGCAGCACTACGAGAAAAATGTAGTTTCTGTCTCTGTATTTTGCCCGACCTGCAACAAATTAACTCAGCACAAGGTTACAAATCGGCGGGTGAGCGATTGCATGGAACATGAATCTAGCGGGATGAGCAAAGCGCAAATGAAGCGCCAGGAAGATCAGAAAAGCAAAGAATCACAGCCAGAGCTTTTTTAACCTTTAACCAACGCGCCAAGGGGAGGGGAGATGCTGCAAAAGAAGAGGCATAGTTTAGCGGAGAGCGTGATTAATGTGGCAATCGGCTATTTTGTGGCCCTTGCCAGTCAGATTGTCGTCTTTCCTCTTTTCAATATTCATGTGCGGTTTCGCGATAACATCATGATCGGGCTGTACTTTACAGCGATTAGCATAGTGAGAAGTTATTTAATCAGGCGATGGTGGACTACCCACTGAGAAATAAAATCTTGACATATAGCTTGACTGTGGTATTGTGTATTTAGCAATTCATTAAAGCGAGGTAAACACAATGCCCCCTAGGAAAGATAGGATAAACTCAATATGCGCTATATGTGGTAAAGCGTTTGGAGTATTGGAAAGCGAAGCCAAAAACGGGAGAGGAAAATATTGTTCAAAAGAGTGTCTCGGCAAATCAAAGAGACATGGTTCAATATTGTACTGTGATTTATGCGATTCACCATTTTACCGCCGCTTTGGAGAACAAGACGTAGGGGTTGCAAAAAATCAATTTTGCTCCCGTGATTGTTATTATGATTGGCGGCAAAAAGACATGAAAGATTCGACCTATTTGAAGTTCAAAGGTCGGCATATCCACAGAATGATTGCAGAAGAATATTTAAAGCGTGAATTGTCACCAGATGAGATAGTCCACCATAAAGACCTCAATAAAAAGAATAACGACCCCTGCAATTTAGCGGTTTTCCCGAACCAGTCCTTCCACGCACGTTGCCATTTTGGAGAAATGACCGATGACGAACTTAAAACATTCTCACTTATACAATAGCTACGAATCTTTTATAGAGGCTAAGTCTCAAATATCTTGGAATTATGGGTTCACCCCAACATTTATGCCAGATTTCCTTTACGATTTTCAATCATATCTTGTTGATTGGGCTGTTCGCACCGGGAGGGGAGGACTTTACTGCGATTGTGGCCTTGGCAAAACCCCCATGCAGCTTGTTTGGGCCGAGAACGTAGTGAGACATACCAACAAGCCGGTATTGATATTGACCCCCCTTGCCGTGTCATTTCAGACCGTACAGGAAGCTGCGAAGTTTGATATAGACGCGCAACGGTCGCATGACGGCAAGCCGTGCAGGAATATCACGGTGACCAATTACGAACAACTCCACCGGTTCGACTGGCGGGATTATGGCGGGTGCGTCTGTGACGAAAGTTCCATCCTCAAAAACTTTGACGGCAAGCGGAAGGATGAGATAACCCAGTTCATGAGGAAATTACCGTATCGGTTGCTTGCTACGGCCACCGCTGCCCCTAACGACTTCACAGAGCTAGGTACAAGCAGCGAAGCCCTTGGTGGACTAGGGTATACCGACATGCTGATGAAGTTTTTTAAGAATGACCAAAATGTTATAAAGCCGATGACTTACCGGAACAAAGGTCAGAACTTTATGAATCATGAGGACGGGGCAAAATGGCGGCTTAAAGGCCATGCGGAAATACCTTTCTGGCGGTGGGTTGCTTCCTGGTCACGCGCAATGAGAAAGCCATCTGATTTTGGGTTCAACGATGACGAGTTCACATTACCGCCTTTAAACCAGCAAGAGCACCTTGTTAGGGCCAACAAACTGGCAGAAGGTATGTTGTTTGAAATGCCAGCTTTCGGATTGCGGGAACAGAGAGAGGAAAGCCGCCGGTCTATTGAATCCCGTTGCGGCAAGGTTGCGGAACTTGTTGAAACAGGTCAACCGGCCTTGGTGTGGTGCCACCTGAACGACGAAGGAGATTTGTTGGAAAAGATCATCCCTGATGCAAGGCAAATCAGCGGCAGAGATTCAGACGAAGCCAAAGAAGAGAAGTTTATGGCGTTTGTTAAAGGTGAAATCCGGGTATTAGTCACGAAGCCTAAAATCGGCGCATGGGGATTGAACTTCCAACACTGCAATCACGTTATTTTCTTCCCTACCCATTCATTTGAACAAGTCTATCATGGAGTTAGACGGTGTTGAGGTTCGGCCAGAAACGCCCCGTCACGGTGGATATTGTGACCACAGAAGGGGGCCAAGGGATAATGAAGAACCTCCAGCGCAAGGCAGCCCAGGCCGACAAGATGTTTACTTCGCTTGTAGCACAAATGAACAATGCAATATCAGTTGAGAACCGGATTAAATTCGATAAAGAAATGGAGGTTCCAAAGTGGCTATAATGGATATTGTTGTTGCAATCACCTTTATAATAGTTTATGATATCCCTTATGAGAAAACAAACAGCAGAACATATACATAAAAGAAGCCAGTCCAAAAGAAGGGGTGAATATTTTAAATGTGAAATATGCGCAACCCAATTTTGGAGGAAACCTTACGAAATCAAACAAGGGAACAACCGATTCTGTTCTAAACCTTGCTATTACGATTATCAAAGAGGGAAGACAAAAGATTTAAGTAACCGAAGAGTATGTAATGGGTCAGAAAACCCAAATTGGAGGGGGGGGAAGACCTCCATCCATAAATCTATCCGAGGAAGCAAGGCTATGTCGGTATGGCGCAAAGAGGTTTTTGAACGAGATGATTATACTTGCCGTTCTTGCGGTAATCGAAGTAAATCAAATAACTACTTAAGAATAGAAGCCCACCATATAAAACCGTTCGCAACATTTCCCGAAGTCAGGTTCAATGTAGACAACGGGATGACCTTATGTAAAAAATGCCACGATAAAGAGCCAAAAGGGAAAGATATATATCTTATAAATTAGGAGCCAACATGGAAATCATGGAACAAAAAATAACCGACAAATATGCATTGTATTGTGGCGATTGTATAACCGTTATGGCCGGGATACCAGACAAATCAATCCATTTTTCCCTATACTCCCCGCCCTTTTGCGGCTTATACCAGTATTCCAGCCATGAGCGCGACCTGTCCAACTGCGATAGTTACGATCAATTCTTTGAACATTACGAATTTGTGGTGAGCGAAATAACCCGGTTGACGTTGCCCGGCAGGATGACGGCGGTTCATTGCATGGACACCCCAAAGAGCAACAGCGGAAGGGACGGACTGACAGACTTCCCTGGCGATATTATCCGACTCCATGAAAAGCACGGATGGGATTTTATTTGCCGCCATGGAATATGGAAAGAGCCCCTTGCGGTTCGTAACCGTACCATGCAAAAGAACTTGGCTCACATGACGCTCGTCCAGGATTCTACCTTATGCGGAGTTGCCTCGATGGATCAGCTTTTGATATTCCGCAACAAGGGAGAAAACCCAGTACCAGTTGTCCACCCTATCGGAATGTTGAACTATGCCGGAGAGCGTCAAATCCCTTCAGATGTCCTTGGATACAGGGGATGGGAAGGAAAGCAAACAGAGAATCGATTCTCCCATTGGATATGGAGACAATATGCCTCTTCGTTCTGGGATGACATACGGATTGGCCGGGTGTTACCATTCGAAGCGGCTCGGGATTCGGAAGATGAAAAGCATGTGCATCCCCTCCAACTAGATGTTATTGAAAGGGCGATAGTACTAAGAACAAACCCCGGCGAAGTGGTATTGACCCCGTTCATGGGGGTTGGTTCAGAAGTATTCGGCGCGGTGTCTCTCGGGAGAAAAGGAATAGGCGCGGAACTTAAGCCGTCCTATTACCGGCAATCAGTTAAGAATGTGGACGCCGCCGGTAAGATTCAGAAAGATCAGGATTGCTTCAATTTTGATACTGAACCCGACGAAGTTGAAGAGGCAATCTAACCCCCCATGAGGAAGGGATGAAAATAATTACTTGACAATTTTCTGACTTTCTCTATAATGTCTACATTGCTTAAAATATGGCTGTAAGGAAATCTCCAATGGCTAAACTTACCCTTGAAAAACAGCGATTGCAGGAAGAGTTGATAAAGATCAAATCGCGGCTGAAAGAACTGGATAACGCCTCACGTTCAGTCTTGGGCCGGAACATGGTCTATTGGAGAAAACAGCGGGGGATCACCCAACAGGAACTTGCAGACAGGTTAGGCCAGTCCCGCCCATCCCTTGCCAACATCGAGCGCGGGAAGAACAACACGCCCGTCAACACTCTTTTGAGAATATGCGAAGTTTTGAACGTCACGCCAAACGATTTACTGCTAGGGCGCTGAGCCCCTGCATCCGGGAAGTGAGGGAGGGAACATGGGTAACGCGGTAGTTTGTCCACATTGCGGTCAGTCTCGGATATATCATGCCAGAGAGTTTTCATTCTTTCATCCGCTTGAAGCGGTGCATTGCCCGATTTGCGGCTGGATGCAGTACAGGTGCGTAACCGTCCGCCCCGATTTTCCCGCGCATGATGCAGGGTACACGTTCGCCTCTCCTGAATCCCGGCAGCGCATTGTGGCAGCGGCAAGGTCAAACGGCAAGCGCACCACCCGCGACGCCTTGCGTGCAGCCAACGAGCGGGTTAAGGCTATGGGGGGATAACGGCTTGAGTTGAGCCGTACAACGGCTCGAACGTTTGGTTATGCGTTCGGGCGGATCGGAGAGGAAAATGAACGAATCGGAAAGATACACCGAACAATATATAAATGAT